CTGTCTTTTCTTTCTTCAACTGACTCATCCACTTCAGGTAAAGGCGCTGACACAGGTGGAAGAGGGGGCATAGATGGTGAACTGAAGCACCCTGTCAAAATCAAATCTACAAAGTTCATATCGTTACCCTAAAGTTTTTTTCTTAATTGAAGCATTGTCATCGCCACCGCCTAAGCCTTGCGCTCCTCCGCGATTGACAATTAAAGAACTTCTGCCTTTGCTTTTTTTATTAGCTCTGTCTTTACGCTCCTCAGTGCTTTGCGCCATTGTCTCTGCCGGAGCAGCCACTTTAATTGGCGCTTGGTATACAGGAGCTGGAGCTGGTCTTGGTGCTGGGCCGCCCATTAAATAAAATCTCCTACGTTAGTAGCTTGCATTTGCAACGGCTCAGTTCGCTCAGGCCGGATGCTCATAGCTAATTCCATAAATGAATCCGCGCCGTGACTTGCCCAGTTATGCACCGGCCTTGCCTTGAACACTTGATTCTTGTCGTCATACTCTTTGTGGTAATTCCTTAATGAAGCAATCAATCTTTCGCATTTCCTGCGATCCATCCAGGTTCTGCTGAGCAATTGCCGTCCCTGCTCAATCGCTTCTTCCTTCTTATTAACTTTCTTACCTGTCCTAAAATTGATACCTAAACTACGCGCCGTTTCCCTACGAGTTTTACCTGTCGTTAACTCCCGCACTTCTATGTCCCACGGGGCGTTATGGCTGTCGTAGGAATACGGCTTACTTTTAACCTCGCTGATGAAATGCGGTAGACCTTCGCCACTCGCTTCATAGTAGTCAATAATGCGTACCTCTTGACCATGCTGTTGAGCGAAGACCACTGACATCGAGTCATCAATTCCTAAGTCCCAATATGTACTCGTTCTTAACTTTGGCTCCCAAGGTACTCTGCCAATTCGCCCGTCTGTCTCCATGCGAGTCATTTCTTTAGCGAAGTAAGCGCCTGGAATCGCAGCGTGAAATGAGCAGAAATACTCCTGCTGAATCATTTGCTCGTCCATACCTTCGCGACGCTCTTCCTCAAGATCGTCTGCACTTACAACCCTTGAACCATCTTCGCCTTCTGAGTCACGGCAAGTTTCCTCTACCGTAAGCTTCGAGCAAAACCATTGATCGTTGTTCTGCGCCATCTCATATAAACGATGACCGTGGTTCTGACCGCGAGGCGTATATACAAATAATGCTATTCCATCATTCTCCCTGATAATCGGCCTGAGAAAGTCCCAAGCTTTAGGTGACATGATTGGATACTCACTAAAGAGTAAGCCGACGGGGTTTGTCCCGACGAGCCAATCCAGGCCCATGTCCGTCCCGACTAATTGATAGATACTCCCGTTAGTAAGAGTAATCTTCATATCAGTCTCGTTTTTAGATACGACCACCTCCTTTGGGAAATGATCCATAACCTTCAGACCGTCTTTATCAATGCCATCCCAAATAGCTTTGCGAGCTTGTCGGGCGGTTGGGAACAAATGGTAATACTGACCCTTCCTCTTAAACATCTCGCGGATGAATAAGTTAAGGCCGCATTTATCTTTTCCTGCTCGTCGATGCCAGCAACACACGCCTCTTTTAATTCCAGCGTCAAACGCTTTAAAGAGTGGTATCTGGTATTTGCGCGGCTGGAAGTTGTACGGTATTGTTATTTTCGCCATTGTAATTAATTACGTTTATCTGGATTTGAGTGCCGACGACGCCATCTTCTTTTGGCGCAAGCTTCGACCACCATCCGTAAAATTCTCTTTTGTTGCGATCATCCTTTTTGACAAACTCAGCAAAGGCTCGTTCACCGCCGATACGCTCGAAGGTAGTCATTAGCTGCTGACGAACACTTTGGGATGAAGCCTTGTCTTCGCATTGCTCCAATGGTTCGAGTCGCAAAGCTTTGACCTTTGCTTCTATTTCTCTCGCACCTTTCAACATGTCTTCCATCTTGCGTCACCATTCTAAAAATTCTTGACCACACTCTTTCTTTAAGTAACCTAAACATTGAATACCCTGTTGTGACAAAGTAATCAACCGCATGCTCTGCGGGGCAAGTTGAAAGAAGTGTGTGGTACTCTTCCTCTTCCCTGTAACCGCCATTACATTTAGGCGAGTTGTTCATCGCGATAATAGGATGAGCGAAAACTATCTCCGGCATATTGTCGCCATCCAAATCGTAGTAAATAGTTACGTTGCTGGGTATCTCGTTAACATTCCATCCAATCATAAATTCCATTGGAGGCTCTACAAACCCAGGCATTTCCATCTTCCATTGTTCGTAGACTTCTTCAGCAACCGCAGCTTTACCGCAATGCGCCAGACTAAGGATTATTAACGCTATTAATAATGGCCTCAGTCGTATCTTGGTACTTGCGAACACCTATAATGTAAGAGGATAAATCATCCAATTCCTTGTCCAGCAGGCAATGATTGCCTGTGTCTTTAAAGAACAGCTTTGGCTCTAGTGGCCTAGTCGGAGCAGCCAAGTTCAAGCTGTCCGGCAGAGTCGCGCAGCTAGTTACTGCCGTTATTAAAAAAATCGCGAGGCTTACTCTCACTTTTTCTCTCCATCTCATGCTGGTAGCTTTCTTCAATCTTCGCCTTCTCGCGATTAATTTTGCCGTGAATGCTTAGAGCTGATTGTAGGCCGGATGACTTCTGCAACTTCTTGCCTATCCGTATGAAGTAAAATACTGCGCCTACGCCTAAAACTATTACTGCTAAGATTGAGTACATAACGCCTTTGCGAAAATCATTACATCTTTATGCGAGTTGTCTCCCTTGCAGGAGTTATACATCCAGACCACCATCTTGCAATTGTCCTTCGTGTAGCCGCCATTCGGATCAGTGCGATCAACGCTTGGCTGAAAAGAATCCATAGGCTTTTCTGAATCTACAAACGGCAACCCAGATACTTCGCATGTTCCTCGGTCAAGCCGTTCTTGAAACCACTCCAAGTCCAAGTTAAATGCTACCTTCGCCCTCTTGGAATTGCGCTTGACTCGCGTAGCAAAAACTTTGACAGGGTTGCACTTCTTCCACAGGCGACTCTTTGCTTTTATCTCGTCCTTATGATCCTGATAAAAGGCGTCGCTAGTTTTTTTCTGATCGGCTTTAGACTTATAAGGCAAGCCTATCTCTTATCTTTTTGCTCAGGATCATCTGAGTTTCTATTCTTGCCTACGTTCAAAGACGCCCAGTTAAGAACACGCATTACCGTGTCGTACACTTCGTTGCCTTTGACTGACGGCATAATTGCTGTCACTACATTCGCCAGCGCTACCATGAAAGCTACGCAAGTTACCGCTGTGTTATCGTTAAGTAAGCCGGTCAGCATTTCCATTTCATTTCCTTAGCTTTGTAATTTTCTTAATGCAACCCAGAGGAATTTGCATTCTCCCTGTGATACTTTTATTAGCTGTATCTCGATGCTCCACGTTAGAGAAGAGCCACAAATTATGTTCTGTCTCGCCAAGGTAATAGCCAATCGTGCTTACCGGCATATCCTTAGTGTCCTTCAACGCATCCTTCAAATCTGTCCAGCTCTCGTCGCCTAAGTCAGCAGCATCTCGCCACTCGACGATAATAGGGTCTTCAACTTTAAGCTTTGGCAGCCTCATTTCACCTTAACAACAGCAGCCCCAGGCCAATTGCTTTTAGCTCTTGCTAGGGCATGCCCTGCATTCAAACCTTTAATTTCATCAGAATGCGTACTGCCATCCTTAAACTTCACCTTGACCTTTATCGTCGTTTTATACTTTTGCTCAGAAAACCCTGACCCTTTTTCGCTAATAGGTATATTGCTGCTACGCTTCCCTTTACCGCTGCGCGGATGCTTTACAGTACTTTTCTTACCAGTGACGATGCTCTTACCACCACCCATGCCACCGCCAGCAGTTGATACGCTGGGAGCAAAGTCTCCTCCACCTGGGCCAACCATTCTCTTTCTAGTCATCTATGCAATCCTTAATACCCAGTAGGTTTAGGCTTCTTAACTGGTTTAGGCTTCCTTGGTTTTTTCATAATTGCCTCATCAATACACCCACATAACTGGCGATGCTTTTTTGTCATCAGAAATATCAACGTGGATAAACTGCTTATGAATACCCATGCGATGGAATTGAGTCCTTAAGTAACCGACTAGCTCATCTCTGTCCTTCGAGTTGGTGCAACCAATATCAGCCGCTTCGCCAATGAGATGCGAACTTGTGTCGCTGGAACCAGCGTTGCCATTCGATTTTTTGCAGCGATGACCCGAATTGATACGCATAGGCTTGCCGTACATCTGGCGAACTATTTCCAAGCGGTCTATCAGCTCACCCTTAATTTCATTCCTGCCGCAACCGCAATTGCAGCTAAATTCTTTTTCTGTGAAATGGCTCCAGGTCATTCGTCCTCGTC